TGTCAGGTGTATCATTTCTGCCACACTCTGATCATGTTTATCAGCAAGCACCTTATCAAGAGTGTACAGAAGATGAATATAATGATATGCTATCCAAGATGAATACTAGAATAAATTGGAGTCAACTAAAAGACTATGAAAAGGGTGACACTACATCTGGCTCTCAGACAATGGCTTGTAGTGGAGACTCTTGTGAGATAGTAGATATAGGAGTATAGCTTGGCAATTTACGCTAAAGAAATTTGTTCTATGTGTGGTAATTATTTAGATGATGACCTTAAATGTTATGAATGTGAGGATTGTAATATGAGACACTCAACAGAAGATGCCTTTGAAGTATTTAACGGGACTTACACTGTAAAAAGTGATGACCCAGTTAATAGCCCTAAACATTACAATAGGGGTGGTATAGAATGTATTGATGCTATTGAAGCTATGACAGAAAAAATGTCTGGAGATATAGCACCACATGCTGCAAATGTTTTAAAGTATATTTGGAGATGTGAATATAAGAATGGACTTCAAGATATAGATAAAGCAGTCTGGTATTTAAATAGATTAAGAGACAGGTGGGTACAAAGAGATGACAACGAAAAATCTGGAACAGGAAGCTAAAAATTTTCGCAGGTTAAGATTAGTTAAACCTACTAAAAAAGCAAAACCCTTAACAACGAGACGTTATCTTGCAGGACAAGCAATGTCAGGTCTAATTGCTAAGGGTAAAACAAATAAGATAGAGGTAGCTAAAGAAGCCTATGAGTGGGCAGATAGTTTATTAGATCAAGAAGGTTAATTTAGTATTAAATCCCCAAAAAATATATCATCATAGTTATCTATAAGAGCTTTAATTCTTAGTAACATAGGAACAGCATCAGGGTCATCAAGCATGTCTTCAAGATCCTGATCTATTTCTAAAAAGTTCATGACTTTTTTAAGTTTATCTTTATTCTTACCATCTAATAACATCATTAAATCATAAGCTTTAGGCATACCATCTTTAATAAATTTTCTAGTATTAGATTTAACTTCAGATGACATCTGATTTACTATCCTTTGTCTTTGATCTAAAGGTAATTCAAAAAAGTTAGGGT